TATGATTTCCACTACATAACCTTATCCAAGTTGCTCTCGTTTCAAAATCGATAAACGATGTTTGACTATCTGGCGGGATTATAAGGCTGAAATTTCTGAAAATAGGCGTTTGACACTCGGTGACACTGGGTGACACCTGAGAGCAAAAGAAAACGCTTGGATGGCTATTTTATGGCACACTCTTTGTCTTTTAATTGCGAAGCGAACCACTGTTCGATTGCCTGAACCGTCGTTGTGGGTTTTGAGGCAATAAAACGGATAGGGAAATGCTTCTCTTTAATAAGTTTCAAAATGGTATTGCGGGAAAAACCCGTATTGGTTGTGATACTTTTCCATCCAGTAAGCATTGCTCTCCTTTCTCCTATATATTCATGTCACTATTTTGCTTTTGCGCCCCGACGCAGGGCAACTAAGACAAGCGGATACATCTCGCTTGCACTCGTCACACTCTGCCGGCAGGTGTGCTGCGGCGACCAGGCCGTCTTGTCGTTGTTTTTTAAATGCCGCCTTTACATTTTCCTCTGTCGCCTCGATTCCATATAATTCTCTGAAATATATAGGATTATTCAACATATATTTCACAAAACCGAAAATGGTAGCACGATTTACATTTTCATAAATCATTGATCATCCTTTCCATTATTCGCTGTATTTGATAATTTAGTCAAAATTCAACTCCGTCCTCTTTTCTTGCAGATCATCAAGGTTTCCGCCTTCACTTTCCGGGTCAAACGCTGACGGTGGGCTTTCAGAGACGCGATTTCTCCATGCCTGAATCATTTCTTCTCGTGATAATTTATCGCTCAACTTCCTTATTCTCTTTGCGGTTTTTCGAGAAACAGGAACCGTTGTTTGCCAGAAAAAATTAATTGCAAGACCATCTTCACCGTCGTATTCAATATTTTCCATATACAAGGCAACAAATTGATCCAGGACGCTTTCCGCTTCCTCATCGGACAGATTATGGCCTCTTTGTGCGGCAAACTGCTTTATATCGGCATGGGCCGCAGCTTTATCGTTCAAGTCGGTCAAAGTCTTTCCTCCCTCCTGTTAATCCGATCAATCTCCCCTGCGGTTTGCGGCCTTTCGAATTTTCCTTACTTCAAAAATACATCCATCCTGATCGTTTGATATGCATCGAGCATTAATGGTTATCCCCAATCCCTGATCATCTATTTCGCAAACCTTCCCCATGGTAAATTTGGGGACTGGTTGTTCGGTGCCTGCATCCAACGTACAGAATAAAGCTAAAAAGGCGATTGTTGCACCCATCGCGGCTTTTTCTAATATCTCAGAAAGATCAACGTTCTTGAGTTTAGTTCCTCTAATTTGCCAATATTTGATTTTCATTAATCTCTGCCTTTCTCAGCACTTCGATATCCATCTGAAATCCATCTTCACGACCGTATTCGAGAGCCGTTCTAACTCAAAGTAATGATTACCGATCGTACCGATCATGAGATTACGGAACCATGCCGGACTTGCATGGGCCTTCAGGTGGCAAGGATGGCACAGACCGCGTACAGCTTCCGGTAAGAATGCCGTCGCCATCCGGGACCGGGTAAAAAGATGGTGCCCGACGGTCGAAGGTGTACCACAAATGATACATCGCGGATCACGCTTGACGGCGATCTGCTGAATCAGGCGGTAACAGTCGGATTTGGGGGAGGTCATGGGGCTTTCACCTTTTCATTGTTATTTCATACAAAATCCGTATACTGTCACCGATTGCACCGAGAACCATGATGGTGAGAACAATGGGCCAGAATATTCCAAATAAGCAACCCATTGCTCCCGCTATCGACCAAATTCCGTCCGGCTCATCATGCCGAATATAAGCCGACACGAAGACTGCAACTATTGCGGCCATGATTAAATAAATCGTTAAGGGGTCCATGTTATCGCCTCTTTATCTTATCTTTAATTCAATAAGTTTACCGTTTATTAACTCCCATGATTTTATGGTCTTCGCGTTTTTGTCGTATTTGGTCAGAAAGATCATTACAAAGACATCCTTTCAATGATCTGTTCAACCGTGGTGCATTCGGCGTAAGCTGATGTATGTTCAACATGCAGCATAGCTCTACTGACCGCCATAATTATTGATACTGGCCCGTCGATCTTGTTTTCTTCCTTATCCTTCGTCGGATAATATGTCTTTATCGGGCCTCCGGAGCGCCCCTTTTTCTTCACGACGTTGCTCATCATCCAATCAAGCACGGGATCTTCGCCATGCCACAAAGATTGATCGTAAATCGCGGCCTCAACCTCTTTCATAGGCTCCGACATCAATGTTGGACCTTGATTAATTTCAACACAACGATCCGGTCCAAGCCATTCCATTACATTATTGACCAGGTATGTTGCTTCATGGGGATCGAACGCCAATTCGATGATTGGATGATCCTTGTTAATCTTTTTCAGGTCGTTCTCGATGTAAATAAAATCTGTCCTGGCCCCGGGCGTCTGTATGATATGGCCTTCTTTTACCCATTTATCGTAATGCTCATTCCCGGGCAGCCTCACAGTCTCTTCTGGCAAATAATAGCGGCCAAACACTATAAATTCTCGCTGAGTCAATTCCGTCTCGACTTCTTCGCCTGACTTCTCATCGAATAGCATTCTCTTAACCTGGCGCTCTTTTCCTTCGAACAGTACAATGAGTGCGCAAATGTCTATCTTATTGGCAAGGTCAAGGCCGATATAACAGGGTTGGCCTTTGAAATTTTCAAGTTTCAAAGCCTTGTCTTTGCATGCCGCCCATTTTGCCATATTCATCCAGGCTTCTCCCGCATTGGTCCAAACATTCAGATGCTTACATAGATTAATATTCTGTTTCGAAGCATTATTCAGCGTTTCCGTGTATTTCCTATGCAGATAATCTTCTTCGATAGATACGCCGTAATTTGGGTTTGCCTTCTTCCAGACTTCGAAATCCTTCCAATCGTCTTTCTCATCTATTCCGTAAATGATCGAAAAAAACGAATCGTCATTGACGGTCCCGTTGAGAACCTTTTGAGCCCTTAGATACATATCAAAGCATGGTGATGATGTGTTTGCCCCCGCCGTTGTAATCACGAACATGAGCGGTTGTTCTCTTGCGCCCATGCCCGTATCCATGGTGTCATATTGATCGCTTGTCCTGTGTTCGTGATATTCATCGATGATCGCGCAGTGAGGGCTTGCTCCATCGGGGGGGCTACCGACAACCAGCTCGAACCTCGACATATCTTCGATGCGATAAATGCTTGTTGGATTCTTGGGTGTACCGGAAAGAGAAATGCCGAAATGGTCCCGAAAGTCCGATGATTTATTGACCATTTGCCATGCTGGGCGAAATACCTCAAGTGCCTGTCTCTCTGTTGAAGCACCGGAATAGACCTCCGCCCCTCTTTCGTCATCGGCAACAAGCATATAGAGACCGGCGGTTGCGGCGTCTAACGATTTACCATTCTTCCTGGGTTCCATGATAAACGCGATATTGAAGCGACGTTTGCCGTTTTTCTTTTTAACCCATCCCCAAATGGCACATTGCCGAAATACTTGATGCGGCTCCAGCTTCAACCTTTTACCGGCCCACTTTCCCTTTACATGAGTAAATTTTTCGGAAAATGAACATCGCTTATGAGCTTTCTTTTCATCGTATTCATATGGGTAATCAGGATTTTTTTGCTTTTGGAGGTCGTCAAGATGTCGCTTACAGGCGAGTTTTACATATGGCCCGGAGGGGATGATTTCATTTACAACATCTTTGCAATATTTTTCAGCTATTTCGCTATACGTCATAGGCTAAAATTCATCGAATTCGTTTGTTTTTGCTTCCTTCTTTTTCGTGCCTATTTTTTGTGCCGATGCGCCAGTAAGACCAAATTCGACAAGCAACGCATGGACATGCCGCACCGCCTTTTCCCGAAGTTTAACTGCGGGATGTTCTTTGAGGATGTCGTCACCGTATGAGTTTGTTGATTTGTAAACATAGCCGTTTGCCTCTGAGTCGTTTAGCATTTTATCGAACCGTTCAACCTCTTCCATTCTGCATGACAAGAGCGCAATGCCCTCTGTATAGGTTCGGGACGCAAGGCCGATTTCGTCCAGGCGCCTTACCATGTGCTGAAATATCTGCTTTGCCCGTTTATTTAACCATGTCGGCGGTATAGGTTTTTCTTTTGACGGCGGAGGAACTTCCTTTTCCCGAGTCTTCCGATAAGTCCCCTTGGCTTTTTTTATCCCTATTGGGATTACCTTTCTCCCGGCTCCTATTCTTGCGCCGCCCATGGCCTACACCCTCCTTTTAAATCTGTCCGGTCCATGCTCCTCTTCATGGCAATCATTGCATAGAGATTCAAGATTCTCGTCTGCCCAAT